TGTTGAATCTGTTACCTGACTAACGGCACTGTCTATTGTTGCCCCTGTATGGGTACTGTCATAATTTGCCATAATTTATTTCCTCTATATTACATTAAATATTTTTCCATCAGAGTCGTGGAACACGTCACCAGTGGATGTTAAAAAGTTTTTTGTTGCTTCCCATATTCGCTTTGCAAAATGCTTCGCAGCACTCAATCTTAATCCTAACATAGGAGCCCCTTTGCGTTAAGTCTTAAGCCTAACATTATTTATTCCCTTCCTCTAGAAGTTTATTTCCGATGAGCTAAAACTCTACCGCTTGTTACAACTATCTGCGAAAAAGGTGCATAGATAACATCGCCCTCGCTCAATGTTGTTGACGATAGATTGTCACCGGGAGAACATGTCGCTGATAAAATCGCGTCACCATTTATAGCCTTCACAGCTACCCAATCGCCAGATTCTGTACCGGTCAACTCATCAAATCCGTTCAGACCAAATTGAACGCTTCTTAAACTATTTACTAAACCTTGCATAACTATTCCTTTTATGTTCTATATTGTGTACCAAATTTCACATATATTACTGTTCTAACAAATGCATTTTTGACAACTTGGTAAACATTAATATTAAAAAAATTATTTAGCCCACCCTGGGGTTTTCTTAAATACAGGCTTTACCTTTTTTGGTAATTTGTCTGGGTCGCGGGTAACGGTCATGTGAAAACCAATTGATTTTCCAAGTGCCATCATACCGTCCATTTCACCACTGGCGTATGCCATAAGGTTCTGTATCTGTATTGGCTGCATTGAGCGCATCTGGGCCAGTGTAAACGAGGGTATCTGTCCATATTCTAGTGGGCCACCGGAAAGCGAAAACTTTGTTAACTGTCCCGCTAGTCTTCCACCCTTCCTGTCACCCTTCTTATATTTACCGGCTCTACTAGTTTTGTATAATCCCTTATCATCTATTCCAATAAACTCATCCCAGTTTGTGTATCTGCGGTTTCTCCAATCTGAACCAGTTAGTGCCTCAAAAAAGACTCTGAATATCACACTGCCCTTATGCTTTAGCGATACCACTGGGTGAACAACAAATTTAACAGGGTCTCTAAAGTGGCCCATGATACTAAAATAAGCTCTCTTATCTTTTTCTCCTCCAAGTCCCTTATATATAGGTGTAATGTCTGTATCCATCCACCTTAAATGCCCCTTGTCCCAGGCCTTTTTAAATCGCCTCTGTACAGCTTTTTTATAGCCTATCTCCTTACCATCATCATCTTCATCATCCCAGAGAGACAGTATTAATGTAGTGGCCAGTGTTAACCCGCCACCTCTTAATGCTATGCGCTTCCAGAACTGACGATATAGACGTGTTTCTGCTTTACTGCCGGCATTAACTGCCTTTATCATAGAGCGCACATTACTCTCTGTCCAATCCGGTGCTAATAAAAACAATCTTGCTATATGCTGAACCGTTGGGTTTCTACCCTGTTTCCCGAATGTTTTTAATCTACCGTGGTGTAATCCACCAAAGTCATCATTGATTAAGTTGGCAACCATTTTTGCTCTTTCGTCAGGATTTAATTGAGGTTCTTCTTTTAAGAGCCGATGGTATTCAAGTAAAGCGGCACGAGCTTTTAATCCGGCCCCATACCTCTGGAACAGAGCTTTTGCCTGTGCTTCCTGGAACTGTAGAACTCTATTCTTAACTGCTTTCGTGGCCCTGGTTTTATCAAGTATTTCACCAATCTTGGTTTTTTGGTTCTTGATTGTTTCGTCCCAATCTTGATTCCTACCAAGGGTTAAACCGCTTCTGACAAGTAGTTCAATTTCAGGGTCGAGTTCTCGTATTGATTTTAATCCTTTCTTATATGCTGATACTGGATTAGCATCAGATAGCTTTTCAAGTGCGCCCCCAAAAAGATATGAGCGAGTAAAGGCTAAATGATGGAAGAACGATGACTGTAAAATCCACGCCTTAACTATCGCATTATATTTTGTTGCTCTATCTATTGCTTTTATACCCTTAAGCTTTGATGAACCAAGTATTCTGTTGAGTTCATCTGCAATATCCTCGGGAGCATATATGGGTTTTTTCTGTAGGATAGTACCATCCTCTGTCACAATAAAGTTCTTTCCTAATTTGGGAACTATTTTTGCACCTACAACCTCTGATTGCTCTTCTAATTGATTTACAGTTTTTTCTATAGCAGCATCTTTTTTCCTGGCTCTCATTACGCGGGTTATAGCTGCATCAGCTTCGCCATGGGCCATACCTCTTGCCATAAGTGATTCACGTATAACCTGTATTAGTGTCTCAATCGGTTTACTATACTCACCCTTGTGATTAAATTTCTCACGGCTAATTGTTTTTAAGTTTTGCTTTAGTGGTTCGAGCTCTATAGTTCCGCTATATCCCCACCATGTAAAATTTGGGTGCTCAATTTTTTTATAGCCATCCTCCTGGTTAAACGAGAACAGCTTCTTGCCGTTCTTATTCTTTATCTTCATGCCAGTTTTCAGGAGTTTTTTGTGCTCTATAACATTGGCGATTTCTGATTCCAGAAGCATGAGGTTATTTGTAGCACCCTCTATCTTAAGCGTATAGCCATTAGACATACCCTCCAGTATAGTTTCAAATACCCTCTGCTTTGCATGCCGTGTAGAGGTACCAAATTTTCTAAACTCTTCGCTGCTTGGCTTTTCGCCCAAATCCCATACCCGTGAAACATAGTTATCAATCAGATTATGTATTATCTGTTTATCTTTAGATTGCTTACCTATCTTATCATAAACCTTTGATATGTCACTGGCAATTTTCTTCTGTTCTTTAGATAGGTTTTGTGATAAATCTACAATCGATTTCTGCTCATTGGTTAGAGATTCGTAGTACTCATCCAGATGCTGTGGGTTTTGTTTTAAATCAAGATATATATGTATAGCTCTGTCAATGTCTTTCCAGTTTTTATCAGTTTTTTTAATTCTTTTCTGAAATTCATCAGCCCTGACAGAAGCAACCTGTGTGGCCCAGTCTCTATTTCCGAACCAATCATCCTTACCCTTCTCATATAATGATGAAACGGGTTCTTTCTTGTCTGTAGATTTTACTAGACTGTGTGTAATTCTAGAATCTTCTTTACTAAAGGTTCCAATGTTCCCGGTAGCTGATTTGATTTGGTTTGGTTTGAAGGCAATGTAAATAACACCAGAAGTATCTTTAGTTTCCGATATTTCACCCTCTTTGCTAACCTTCTTGGCAGGTTCAGAATGTCCTTTTAATATAACCCCATCATATAGACCCGGGAATTTTGTTACCCTCCTAATCGCCCTTTCCCTGTCCCTGCCGGTCAGTATATGCCCTTCTTCTTCTGAATCAATAATTAATGGTTTTTTAATATTTAGATATACAGGATATGTTTGAGGCGTACTTATGTCTTTCCCTGTTTTATTACTAATTACTTTAAATCCTTTTGTTAAAGCAAAATGTCCAGCGACATTTGGGTCTGGTGTGAAATATTGTCCGTATTTCCAATACGCATCCCCGAAATGTTCTTTTTGTTTTTTCCCTAAAAAGAACTCATCGAAAGAACTTTTAGCACCGTGATAAACCACCAAAGGCTTTCCATCTTCATCAACGACTTTAGAGTCGCCAAACCATTTTTTAAATTCTGGAGTTAACTCTGGTTCGAGCCTGAAGGTTTTTTGTTCTGGAGGTCTTTCTTTTGTTCCTCCGAAGAACTCTGGGTTTCGCTGGATGATGGTGTTGAGGGGGTCGAATAGATTATTATTGGCCCAAGATTCAGTACCCAGTCGTCCTCCGGTAAGTCGTTTATATCTCGGTATGGAATCGTATTCTTTTTCTTCTTTATATTTGGCATCTGTTGATACTCCTAATAGCTCTAACTTACTACCTTCTGGTAAATTATTCAATATTTCACTTACTTCATCAAAGTTGCCAACTGGGTATACAAATAACGCCTGTCCGTCATTCATCAGTGTATAGTCCAGGCCGGTATCTCTGACAAACGATTGACTTTCGCTTCGCTCTATTTTAGAACCGTCTGTTTTACGCACAAGAAAAGCATTTACTTCCCCTTTCTGAATCTTAAATACGAACTGGGCTTCCTGATGCAGCGCTTTAGACATAACCTTCGATATGCTTTCCGCATCGTTAATAGATAACCCTGGGAATGATATGATATAGTTTGGTGAAACCTTCCCATTATATCTACCCTCCGACATCTCTACAGTGTTTGGAACCCCAAGGTGTTCAGCTAGCTTTAATTTTAACCCAGTCCTTGTTTTAGAAAAAATAACACCTTCAAGCGAACTTATAATACTTTTTGTTTTTTCAGGGGAAGAACCTTCCGGGATTCCCCTTGTGATTTCCAGTGCAATTTTTGGGGCCTGTTTTACAGCATGTTCTTTTACAGCCGTTGTCACCTCCGGCGTGACAGCAAAATCTTTTGTAAACGCAAGTATTCTTGCTTTGTCTGGGTTTGTTGGAAACCTATTCCCCAATAAAGGTTTTTGTTCATAGGCATCAATCTCACCCTTAACCATGCTCTGTATAGATTCTGCCGTACCAGGTGTTCGGCCCTTACCCCTAACGCTATCCCACAATAAAGCCTGTACAACATCTGGCCTTAAATTGGTTTCCCTTGCTAATCTGGAAAGCAGGTGGTTCATTATTCTATATTCTACATCATTTGGTTGACCATTTAATCCAAATAATTTTGACATCCAGGTATCATGAACTGTAAAAGGAAAGTATTCATTAAAAGCTCTTTCTTTTATTGTCTGCGCATATAGAGGGGTTTTAAACCTGTTTTCCTGTGCAAATTCCACATGGTTATACCATTTAGATATTTTAGTTATATCCTTATCTGTGAGAAATTTATATACCTGTGTTTCATCCGAAATAAGCTGTTCATTTTTTAGTGCTTCTTTGAATTTTTTTGTTTGTGTAATGGGTGAATATTGCCTTGCTATTCTCATAATAAATAAGGTATTGGCAAAGTTTACCTCTGGAGATGCTTGTGCACTCGTTATGCCAAATAAACCAGAAAACTCGACAATGTTTTCGATACCAACAACATCCTTTGCTACATCTGCTACAGAGTCATACCAGCTCCCAAATTCGGGGTTCTTTTTTAGCTGTTTATTTAATGATTGGAGTAATGTTTTATAATCTATAAGAGTGTTTTTTCTACTCCACTTTCTTACACCTTGTACAGCCTTAACTATTTCTTTACCAGTTGGGTTGGGGTTATCCTTAAACAATGTTTCAATAGCAACCTCTACACCACCTAATATATTAGATGTGTCATCAATATTTTCTGGTAGCCCTGTATTTTCAGCGAGCTTTTTTAAATTATGCCGTAATATATCAAATTTCTCTGCTGGTACATCATAATACGATGCGAGAACTGGCATGTCTTTATTACCACCCAGGTAACCAATATGGCCCTTAAATCCCTGTGATTTGATATCAGTTTCAATAGCAGTTAGGTCATCATGTTTATCCCATAAACCCTGCTCATCTTTTATTAAATCATAATAATCATCTGTTTCTACAATAGATGTATATAATACATTTGCGCCTGTTTTGATGGACGGCTCGGATTCTTCTCCAAGATAAAAATAAACACGCTTTGGAGCTGCCTCACTTTTTATACGTTGAGCATCTTTATTGGTGGATTTTAAATCCATCTTTTCTGGAGACAGATTTATTATACCATATTCCTTACTATAGTGGTGAGCAGGAACTAGCTGATGTGTTTCTTTAGATGGTGGCGCTCTTTCCTGGATATCTTCTGCGATAGCTTGTCCAGCTATTGCTTCAGACTCTTCCTCTTGAAATACTGCAGATTCTATTTCATAATCACCCTTTAGAAACTCTGCTATATTGGTACCATCAGAGAAATCTCCCATGAGCTCAACAAAGGAATTATACATCTCCCTTGGCATTGAATACATAGAAGCATGCTCTGGGTTTTTGTTTGCGTATCCAAGGTGATGAAACACAAACGCCTTACTGAACAGCTCTATATCTGATACACCGGGGTTTTTCCCTGCTTCAATTAGGGATTGTCGGAGTCCCCCAGCATAGGCCCGTATTGCTCCCGCAAGCTCTGGATTCGTTCTTTCAGCTTGCTTGAAGAATCCTTCGACAAGTTCTTCCGCAACAACGTCTCTACCCACTTTTGAGTTGAGTAAGATTTGGACGGCACCAGTTTTCTCGTCGATTGTGTTAAGCCCGAGGCTGATTGCTTTGTATTGTTTTTCTCCATTTTCTTCTCCCACTTGTTCAAACCCTTCTACTTCAGGGTCATAGTTTCTTTCCTTATACCATGATTCAGACTCTATAACTTCACCCGTATTTTCATCATCGTACTCTATGGTGAAAGGTATATCATCCTTGTTAATTTTATCTACTAATTTTTTTACTTGTTTTTCTCTACTTTTAGCCTGGCCCATGCCCTGCGAAACTCCGGCACCTATAACAGACACGGGTATGGCTGCTATTGATTCTTTTATAAAAGCATCAGCAAGTTCTTCTGGTAAGTTATCAGCAACAAATTCATCATATATAGACTGCGTGAGTACCGTGACATCTGCCTGCAAACCCTCCGTGGTTGATTCTACAAAGATATCACCAATAACTCTGGCTATTCTTTTGGATAACTCCTTGGTTTGCATTGTATTTAAGAACCTATTTATACCAATCCTTTCAAGAGCTGCATTTACTCCCCCGCCAGCTATGCCTAAACCTAATTTTAATACAGGGTCAACCTTTCTGCCTGTGAGCTCTTCATACTCATTGGCTCGTCTAATAATTTCACCACCTTCTCCGGCAAACATTAAACCAGTTGAGGCTACGGGACTAACTGCCGTAAGGGCCATTAAACCTAACAATAGGGGTGCCCCCTCTGCTGCTAATTGATAAAATCTAATTGGATTAACAAGCTCAAATATTGATTCTACAGGCTCTGAATATTGCCCCGTTGGTGGTGTTGGTTTAAAAAAGCCCTCGGTAGCAGCCTCTACGCTCTTTGCTGCTTCATAAAAATTAAATTCTTCTGGATTTCCCCTAGCGGATTCGAGGGCCCTGTCAAGTGAGTTACCAAACAGAGCGTTAAACATAGGGTCTTCGTATGCTTTAATGTAATCTTTTCCAAAATCCCGCTCCAGTGTTTCGTTGAGAGATTCACCAAGTTCCTGAATAGCTCCGGCCATTCTTAGGCCACCAGCTGCTGGGTAATCAACGAGCTGCTTGAGTCCGCTTCGTAGGGGAGAACCAATATTATCGACTGTTTTTTCTTCAGAGACTATAGGTGTCTTCGTACTTGCCGATTGAGCTATTTCAAACGTAAGAGCTTTCTTTATTGTGTCTTCATCCCAGCCCTGTTTACGAAGCTTTGATATACTTGATAGTGATTTTACGTCGGGGAATTCATCCTCTATTTTAGGTTGGATTGGACTGTCAAGGATTCCTTGAACTTTTGTAAGCGGTTCTAGTTGCGCAAATATTCCAGAGGGGTCTTGAAGAGGGACACCCAATTCATCAAAGATAGGGGAGACTGTTTCGTCTAGTTGCTCTAGCTCTCTATTGAGAACCTTTGAATAAAAATCAAGAACATTGGGCATATTATTGCCCTAATTGTGTTCTTATTTGATTATCAAAGTAGTTATAAACATCCCGAACGGATATGCCAAGGGATTCTGCAATGTCAACGCTTGCTTTATTTACTGCATTTTGGGTTGCATGCTTTTGGCCAAGAGCTATCTTAACATTCCTTTCTGGTACCTCATACTGTTTACCATTAATGGTTAATACAATCTTTGAACCTTTCTTTGGTAAGGAATTGAAAACAGAATCTTGAGCTGCTTGTATCTCTTTATCTGTATGTTCTTTTTTCTTGAGTTCTGCCGTTGAATCTTTTTTATTATTATTCTCTGGCTCTGTGTTGGGGCCATATTTCGGCTTTGATTTAGATTTAGCCACAGACCTTAAGTTCCGCCAGTATGGATGTGAACCATCTGCATAAAACTTTTCAAGTTCAAGCCTATACTGTTCCTCTGCATTTCGACTGGAAATCCGGGATGCTATTTGAGCCATCTCATTATCTGCAATCCCAGCTGAAGCTGCCGCTTCAGCTGAAATATCCAATTCCCTACGATTACCATCTACATCATATACAACTTCAGGTGTCATAGCCAATCCACGGACACCAAGCAGTTTTCTCATCCTGTCATTATCAGACTGTACATCTTTTTTCTGACTTGATATATATTCCGTTGCTCTTTTTTCCCACTCTTCCCTGGATATAATACCCCTGGATTGATTGATTGAAGCAATTTTTGTTTCTATATCTAATTGCTTTTTTATTAATTCAGCTTTCTCTTCTTCTGTAGGTTCTGGTGGATTCTTAATTAAATCTAGTTTTCGTTGAGTTTCCAGTTTTGATAATTCTTGCTTCTTTAAATCTAATTCGTCCTTTTTAGATTTCTTTAATTTATCTTTCTGAAACTGCTTAATTAGTGCCGCTTCTTTTGCATTTGCTTGTCTATGTTTTTTATCTGCCATGATTAAATCTCAATTACTCTACCGTCAATAATTACGTATTGCTTACCGTCCAATTCTATAATACTTTCATCTTTTCTCGTCCAATTACCACTTCCATCTTTTTCCCAATTGTTATTTAACTCACCAGCTATACTACCAACGGCACTTCCAGCTGAATTCACAGCATTAGTTAAGTCACCCCTGCGCTTAAGGGCCATGCTGTACTTTCTTTTTGTTTCATCCATACCATATTGTCCGAGCGCATCCTGGGCTCCCACTTTAGACATCTGGTTCTTCAATGATATCTGCCTTGCTGTTTCTGCAACTCGTCGTATGCGTTCTGCATCAATACCTGCTGTGGATTGATGCATTACAGCAGAATTTTCTAATCCACTTCGCACAATATTCCCCTGAACCTGGGACTTCCCTACATCAGCCATTTGGTTGGCAGCTCGTGATGTTTGAGATACTATTTCTCTCTGCATACCACCCGTGAGCACACCCTCCTTTGAGCGTCTCTGCAGTTCAGATAGGTAGTCCTTTTCTAATCCGCTCTTTTTATATTTAACGGGATTAAAGTAATTACCTAAACTACTTACTGTCTTTGATATCGCTGGGGCTGCTAAAGCCCACGCCATTGCCGGTATAGGCATATCTTACTCCTTAAACATGTTTAATTTGTTAACCAAGTTATCTTTAATCTTATTATTATAGAAATCATTTTTGACAATTACCCTAGTTCTAATTCTGAAGTCTCACCGAATGGCTGCCAGAATACATTAACTCTGTTTCTAAAATATGTTTCTTCTGCACTAGATTGATTTGTATACACCCAATGCAAAATATCTACATTCAAATTCCAATCGCTTGTAGTATGAGAAGCACCAGAAAACCATGTATAATTATTATCGTTATACGCAGGATTAGAAGCATCATAATGTGGATTGGTCTCTGAATGTCTTATGGCTGTTGGTGTTGATGTATGCTCTGCATATATTTGAATATCAAATACGGGGGTAAAAAAATCATTATGATTATCAGCAGAGGATTGGTCTGTTCCTGTTCCATCCCAATGGTCAACTTCATTAAAACCCTGCGAGCCTAATCGCATCCCAAATCCTGGGTATGTAAAAATACCATTTGATTGTATATAAGATGTAGAATCAGTTGCGTCTCTTCCAGCGGAGGAAGAAAATGTAGATTCTCTTTTTTCTTGTCCTCTTTTCCACATATAATCATAGTAGTTAACACCATCCGCGCCGTCAGCTCCTGCTGAATTATTTATTCTACTTATTAAATCATATTTAACAAAACTCTGGCATGCATCGTGGTTCATGGGCTTACTAAAATACGTGTCTGTTGAGTCTTTATCCGTTCCATATGTCCAATATGCTGATTGACCATGAAATCCCGCAGAAACAAAAAATAAATATGTATCACTATCACCGAGGCTTAATTGTTTATCAATGTAGTTACCATCAATATCCCTAACTCGCCTACTATCCTGAAATCCTGTGTTATAATCTGGCTTTTCAGCGTGAGTACCTGTTCCTTTATAGTATGGATAATCTCCATCATTTGGGACATCGTTGGGTTTAGTTAGACCATCCCCATAAGAACCACCATTATCATCCCAATACTTATGATACGCATAGTTGCAATCAATTTCAGATTCTGGCGTCGTATCCGTATCTGTATCATGCCTAACATTTACCGTCATTAAACCACTAATCAGTCTCTCCGACTTACACTTAAATTTTTTGGTAACAATATGAGTTAATGGAGTAATTGCTCCCATTATACCCAATCCGAATCTGCGACATTGGCAAATCCTGTGTCATAATCGCTTGTCTGTAAATCATGTATAGTTAATGCTGATATATTTGCCTCATAATCAGCTTCACCCATCGCATACACCTGACCAGCAGCATCTAATCTCATTCTATATGAATCAGTAAAAGACCCTCCAAATGTATATGGAAAATTACTTGCTGCTGCTATATGTAGCTTTGGATGTATACTTGGCACACCAGCAGTTGCAGCATATAAATAAGCAGCCGTACTGTGTATATATAATTTTTCATCGCCCTCTATAAGAACATCATCAGAAAACTTAAAAAAATCCTGGTCTTCCATCCATCTTAAAATACCATTACCTGCATCACCTAAAAACTCAAGTTTTACATCAGTATTATTATTCATACCAATATCAATATAATTGGCTTTCAAATTGATAGCAGTCCCTGCATTAATAGTTAAATCAGTATTGTCTCCTTCAATGTTTTCACCACCATCACCCCAAGTAAGACCTACATCAACAGGAATATTTACATCATCTGTTGCGGTTAAATTGATATCTGCCCCAGAAGTAAGCGTTAAATCAGTATCATCTCCTTCAATTTTCTCGCCGGTGCCAAAGGTTACGCCCACATCAACAGGAACAACCACATCTGTAGTAGCTGTTAAATTAATTGCACCACCTGAACCAATTGTAATATCGGCACTGTCACCTGAAATATATTGATTAGAGTCTACCCAGTAAATCTTTTTACCTGTATATAAGTAAATATCTTCATTATGAGTATGTAAACCTGTCCACAAAGGGGTAATGGATTCATCTAAATCATGTGTGTGGTCAGCTCTAGCAAAGCTGGTAGATGTACCCTCTGTAGATGCTGATAAATTTACAGATAAATCACCTGGGGCAGTTGTAGCGATAGCGTGAGCATGGTCTGCTCGAGAGAAAGACGTAGAAGAACCTTCTGCTGATATCGCATCTGGTGTAATTATATTAGCTGCTGCAGCTGCGATAGCGTGAGCATGGTCACTTCGTGCTGCTTCATTTAAACTTCCGCTTGCCGCTGATGCGTCTGGTGTAATTGTTGTAACAGAGGGTTCATCGGCTACTACAAATGTAGCACCGGCTGATGTAATCAAGCTATCATCAGCCCCGCTTAAGTCAAAATCCTCATAACCACCATCAAACAAAACATCTATGTTTTCACTGCCATCATCCAATAACCCAAGCCCAATAAAATCACTGATATCAACACTAATGACTGCGCTGGAAGATTGTAACCCATCACCTGCAAGCAATGTTGATAGAGCGTCTGTTGTGGTTAATTGCTCTGTTGAGCCATCTGAATCAAGAGTGAGAAACTTGTCTCCACTCATAGGAACTACATCTGAATATTCACTTAAGTTTATAGCTAATGCTGTTCCAGCACCTCCGCTGATTCCATCACCCGCGACGCTTGAATTAAGATGTGATTCTGTTATACCACCATCTTTTACTTGAATAGTATCAGATGAAATTTCTAAAGATGAACTATCAACATTTACATCTAAAGCAGTTGAACTGCCTAAAGCAACAGAGCCTCCACCCGATAATCCATTACCAGCAGAAATAGTTAAGCTATCATATTCTAAATCAGAGGTGTCAACAGTTACCGTCGCATCAACTTCCTCCTGGGCTGTTAATGCAGCAGGTGTGAATAATCTAGAGTGCCACTTTCCAGCACGTTTTATAAAATGGTATACACCCTTATCTTTAATATAGCGTACAGTTTCCTGGCCATTAAACCCCTCGTTATTAGAGGGCTGGCCTTCAGACATAGTATTTAAATATGCCTGCCTGTCATTAATATTATTAAAACGACGGCGGGTATCTTTTTGATTTCCTATCTGCTGTCTATAGCTACTCAACTTCAAGCTCTATTTTTGAAATTTCTACCACAGGGTTCGATGAAGATAGTTCAAACTTTACAAAGGAGGCTCGCCTGCCAATTCTGATTGATTTTGTTGTATATGATGTCGATAGGGGGAAATCAATTGTTTCCTGGCCAGTTATATTTTGATTGTAAAAATTCGCTTTACTTGAGGATTTATCTAACCAGAATGATGCTTGTAATTTATTGGCAGAAGCACCATCACCATTTTTATAGCTAATATTCATCCGCCTCACCATTGCCGGTTTGTTCATATCGGAAATAGAGAAGTTTCCGGATTTCAAATAAACACTATGAGAAGTCTCTGTAACTGATGATGCATCATACAGCGTGTAGAAATCTGTTTCGTTACTATTATGATAACCTATATAAATAACATTGTTTTCATCTTTTATAAGCACATCAGATTCCACAGATAATGATGTAATAATTTTACCCCACACAGTGGCACCGTTTGACATAAATGCTCTCAAATCAAATGTGTACAACGTTGTACTACCTGCACCAAACGAACATAAGATTCTTTGTTTCTTAATGTCATAAATAAATTTTGTTTTCTCAAGATTGGATGTCCCCTGGTAATCATCCTTTATATCATTAGCTATTGGATATACCTGAAACTGTGGAGTGATGACATAAACATTGTCCTTTGCTGCAAAAAATATCATACCCTCTACCTCTATAATGGAATCCGGTGAAATGATATTAACATTTTTTTCTGATTCTGTTAGCTGCCAACCAGAAGGGTCTAGGGTTGGAACCTGCAGCCTAAAAATTCCACGTTCACCAAACACTACTAAATCACCATTATAGGCTTTTATTGCTTTTATTTCCCCACCCTGGGTGTCCTTAATTTGAATATAATTGTCTATTGGTAGAACATCAGGCTGTAAATACTCACTGTAAATAATCCAATCTCTGTGAACCTCCGCTTCTCCATCAGGGTCGAGCTTCACATTGCCAACAAAGAGCCTTCCATTTAAATAATCTCCGCAGCCATAGTTAACAGATATTTTATCCCTACCTTCAAGTGGGTGAGGAGAACCATCCAAAAAACCCAAGTCATAGAAATATAAATCTAATGTGGGGTCGCTATAACTAAATCTGTACCCATCATTAATTGTAAGAGCAACACTGGTTCCCGTTGTACTAAAATCCTTATTTAATTTAATCGCTTTAGCCACTGTTAAATCACACACTGCATCATCAGTGGAATCAGACACTACCCAACCATCATATTGATTTATATTAAAACTTGCACTTGCTTTGAAAAATACATTTCTTCCAGCATAACCACCAGTTAGATTATAATAGCCCGTGCCTTCATCCTCCTCCTGAATGGTGAATGAGCCGTCCCATATACTATCAGTAGTAGCGACAAGGCTATCAAGGATAGCATATCCATTATTTTTCCCAGTCCCTGCGATTGTATAAGTTGTACCATTTATAACAAGTTCAGTATATGTTGAGCCATATGAAGTAAAGTCAACAGATGGGGCATATAAAACATAACCAATGTTTCCAGTCAATGAAGAAATGTCATCATGTGTCGATTCCGTATTTAAAGGAATTGTTTTTATATGATAGTAGGATGGCTCAACATTTAAAGCATTATAGCTTCTATAAACCTTAATAGCTGTGATGCGTTTATTGAAATTACCGGTATCTAATTGAAGATGTAGTTTAATTGCTTTATCATCGGTAGTAACATTTTTATATAGGTGAACATCCTCTAATATAGCTTCCTGTTGCCCATCAAACACTGGAACAAACTTATAGTAATAGTATCCAATAGAATTTTTTCCTTCACCAAATTCTTCTATCGTTTTATAATCCCATGTTGATGGATATGCAAGCTCTGCATTTGATATATCTACTCCATCAACAGGTTGATAGTTGCCAAAGAAAAATTCTCTTTCAAGATACTGATACAGCAAAGGTTTAGTGTCTCTAGCATTTGCAAATCTGATTTTATTATTAAATGGGATTATTTGCGTATCCGCTATTACGCTTGTGTTTGTAGCTGTAGGCGTAGCAAGAGAGCCATAGCTTACCATAGCTCCAGTTTCGGGTTCACCCACAAATACCCAGTAGTCATCTCCGGCATCATTGATATCCATCCAGCGATAACCACGGTTTACTTTTAGGGTCGTATTATCAACCTTATCACCATAACCTGTTCGGCGGCTGGCAAGGCCATCTTTATCTATATCTAAATTATAAAAATCCTCGAACTTACCAGAATCTTCAGAATCAGATTGTGTGTTTATCCCCTGCGCAAAGCGCTTAATTTCGATTGTAGGCATTATAACACATTGACAACTTGGGCTGGGCCGGAGCTCTGGCGATTGTCATGCAGGCTCTTCAGCTTTGTTCTATTCATCATGTACTTATTATAATACCTATCAGCAGCAGATAATTCCCCCCTGTCTTCTAATAGCCTCGAGCGAGCAAAATCTATAAGATACTGATGATATGCTTTTGGCACACCGGGTGAAGTATCCTCTATAGAGCTCCAATCAAAATCTACATCAGACATTGCACTTTCATCTTGGACAACGGGGAGGTAGGTATACCACATTGTCAATGTACCAGCGGAAACTGCACCTGGGACTAAATATAAAGAATTGCCATGGATAAAGTACCCCGTGGGTGTGCCCATATCCCACGAATCATCGCTCTTCTTCATGGATTGATACTGCCACTCATTAACAGGCTCTAATTTTTCTCCCTTCCACTCTACGCGCCCTGTCATTTCTATAAAATCAGTGGGCAGGGTCGCGGATTCACTATCTGCGCTTATGGATTGAGAGTACTCCTTTTCCAGACAGTGTGTGTGAAGAATTAAATCTTCCTGTGCCTCAATTAAATAGCTCTTGGCAGCATTACTAATTACGCCGGATTCATCCGGTCGGAATGCAAGCAGGGTTCTATCTAATAGCTCTCCCCATAACATTAACGCCTGCCTTTTGTGCCAACACCCGATGGTGCTTCGGCTTCGTATCTAGCATTTAATGCATTTACAAGATTACTTCCGCTTGTATAAGCTGAAGCTGCTCTTTCACTTTGGGCATCCATTCTCCACAATTGAGATTCTGCAAAATCAAGAATAATCTCATGCAGTGCTTCATTTAGAGATGATTCGCTTCCAGATGAATCAGCAATATCTGCAGGTTCGGCAAGATACCTAACATCAAGAGCGGTGGTACCAGTTGGTAGTATATATATGTTTTCGTCAAATACATACGCTATTGGATTGGTTGCCGTTCCCGACAGCAAAGAGTTCTGTGTCCTTGCCACATCGCGTACATCAATCATTGTTGCATAATTTCCACCATATATCTTAACAGATACAATCCCATTTCTCACGGGGGCACTTGTTAAGCCACTAAACGCTACCTTACCAGATGCTACGGTTTCGTTTGCATCTTCAACTTCTAGTTCAGTTAGATAAGCATTATGTATAAGATTTACTACTGTTTTTTGTGAGAGGTTTAGTGCTTTTATCTTTGCATCAGAAGAGAATGAACTTTCTTCAGGGTCTTCCAGGCGTAGGCCAAGCATGTCCACCATAACATCACCAGTCATTTATGACTCCTTTTAGTTAAGGAAGCCCCTAACTAAATAGGGGCTTCCATGTAGATTAGCTATACGATGTTGGTAAATCGTAGATTTTACCCTGCATACGTGGAGCTGAACATGTCAGCGCACCTAGCCAGAGCATTTTAGCAACAGCATAGTCTTTATCAACCGGTTTTGCAAAATCTTCAAAAGCGAAGTTTCGTTTCCGATGATGACGAAAACCAATATAGTTTTCGTTTAACATAATTGCGCCACCGCTATACTCTGATTCAAGAGCAGAGTCAACAACAACCGGGGTTCCCCTGTAGAGCAGGTTACTAAAACCAGCATCTGCGAGAGATTTATCCGATGCGCCGAAGCGTTTCTGGTCTACCAGTGTAGCTTCATATGCGTCAAACACAACCTGTGAAACAACAATCAGTGTTGGCTTATCATTGTCAATGGACAATGCACCAAACTGATTTCGCATCAGGGTTTGTATGTAAGCAGCATTTGTGCTATCGGTAAGGTTTGCAAAAGTCACTGATGTACCAGCATCAACAACAGAACCGGCATCCCACCAGGTTTCCGTGGTTGAGTTGATGCCACCAAGCGTTCTATCATCTGCAATTATATGCTGCAGGCCAATGAAGCCATCGGTTGAAGCATTACTTCCGGTGACGGACGAACCATCATTATCAGAATACAACTGTGAGCCAAATAAATCCTTTAGTGCTTTTTCAGCGGATTTCATTTTAGCCTCAATCATATCAATTACCTGTTCAGAGCCGCTATTAAGCGCTTCTTCTTTACCGGTAATCCGGATTGTAGCATAAGCCTGTACCCAGTCAAATGCTGCGTCGGCATACATAGCTGTATCACCAACGGTAAGAGTTGCAGAATCACTGGACATAAAGCCCTTTTCTGCAGGTTTTGCGTATTCTACGGGCTGTAGAACCTTTTTACCGCCACTAAAAGGAGCGGATTTTCTCAACATACGATGTGTCACGATATTGCTATCGTAAATATTATCTACCAGCTTTGGAACATATAAATCCCGCGTTAAGGCAGACAGGTTATCGTAGTTATAAGTACTATATGCAATAGCCATTATTCCTCCATTCAGTTAAACCAAATTGGTCTAACTAACTAACTCGTAATTCTCAAGTGCATATTCCCGGACATCATTATAGTCCCTCATCTTTGGGATGGTATTGCCGCGCTTGGCGCGTGTATCACCCTTTTGGACAGGAATCTTTTTTGCAGCTTGAGCGTCTTTTATTGCCTTCTTTGCTTTGATAAACGCGGATTTTTCTGTTGCAGTTGCTGTGGCGATGATGAACGCATCTTCCAGTGATGGAAGGTTGCGGTTAATCATTACATCTATCACTTCCTTGACTGCGTCTTCATTGTCGCGCAGTTCGGGATGCGATTTCATCAGATTTTGTATATCTGTTTCTACCTGCAACCTGGTTTCGAGTTCAACAACTCGATTCTCAAGTTCCGTTGGTTCTGCTTTAGGCTCCGATTCCTCGGATTGTGAAACCTCTTTAGGTTCCATGAAAAGTGGATGTGAATCAGCATCGTCACCAAGATAGTCCTTAACGGCATCGAGCAAATCACTGTCATCTCGTAACGCCATCCATTTATCCATTTCAGCCTGGAGAGCTTTGCGTTCTGTTGAGATGTCCTGTGATTTCTTCGTATTTGACTTTTGCCATTCGCTTCTATTCTCGCTGTCGGTTTTCCAGTTTTCAATATCCTTTAAGGAATATTGTTCACCGGAGATTTCAAACACATCCTTGTTCTCTTCCGGCTCGGATTGCTCTTCTACGAGCTCCTCACCGGCAGCATCGGAGGCTTCCACCTCGTCATGAACCTCTTCCCCCTCAATGGGGGCTGCTTCGCTGGTTTCTGAAGAATCTAATGGTTGCTCAATAATTGAGTCCATCACTTCATTGGTTATATCTAAATTGTAATAGGGGGTATCATAAGTTGATTCAACATCTGATGCTTCTACTTCTTCGTATTCTATTTTTGACATTATTTGCTCCAGTTGGTCTATTTTAGACGCTGTTAGTTTTAGTTATCATGCGTTTTTTGTCACTCATGATATAATAGTCTTTCCTGGTTATTCATTGACGCAATTTCTAACATGTTTACTATGTTATACAAAGTATCTTTGACAACAAGCTATTGATACTGCTCCATCAGTTCAGGGCGCTGTTGAAGAACGGACATGATTTCATCCTCATCTGTGGAGTTCTGCATTATATCTTGAGCTGCTTCATCTTCTGCCTGCACCTTCATTTCTGCTTCCATTTGAATGCGCTTTTCTTCACGTATCTTATTTAATAGCTTTTGCTTTCCAGGGAGCTCAAGGTTTTCAATTACAAACTCTACATCCTGAATTAATCCAAGCTGAACAAGGGAAAGAATCTTTTCCTCAATGAATGCCTTATTGTCTGGCATCATTGAACCTGCTTTAGCTCTTACTCTCATAGGTTTTCCCTGTAGCTCTAAACCGGTATAAGTAAACTGCTGCTCACCGAGCTCATTAGGAATAGTAATGTAATGCTCATCCTCACCTAAATTTTGAATAAATACTAGCCATAGGGCACCAAGCTGCTGTACCGCAGAGTCAATCATCCGTGATTTAAAATCTATTTTAGTTGTTGAACTACGCCTGTAGACTTCCGCCTGAACCCCGCTTGTCACATTGGGCGCCTCTCGCCCTTGAGTGGATTTGTTTACGCCACTGGTAATCTCAAACATGGTTTCCATTAACTGGAAAAAATTAAATACATAGTTCGGTATTGAAGACGGCTGTTTCATCTCTACCTGGCCTGGGCCTGTTTTTGTAATAACTCCACCAGGACGGTTAACAATCTGATTCTTTACACCCGCGGTTTCATCTACAAGCCACATTGGGTTAGCCATTAGGTTAATATTATCCATAACCTGTGAAGCAATTTTATCCATCGATAGGTTTATAGTCTTTAACCGCTTGGGCTCTGGGCGTCCCCAGAATGTGTGCGCTGTACCACCATTCTTTGCAACAATAAAAGGAAATGGATTTTGAATATAATTTTCCTTGTTTAAAAATGGATATGGGGTAGGGCCATCATAAAGTAAAACACCATTGGCAATTGTAGTTAATCTTACGCCAGGGACTTTCTTAACGCCATCATCTTCTTCATATTCAGTGTCTCCATCTTTCCACCAGCACTCAATTAAGAGAGCTCTTTCTTCAAGCTCTTCCATGGCTCTTTGTTTGTTTTCATAGCGCGTAACAGAACCATCTGGATTGGGAATAGATGTCTTACCATCAAAATCAGTATGAGGTTTCATGGCCTCATAGAGATTTAAATTCCCCTGGGCCTCTACATATTTACCGTTTGGATACTTCTTCTTAATATCACTTACTAGGGCTGGAGCTGCATAAATAACCCACTGCGCATCCTCCATTCTTGTTGCCATAGGGTTCACATAAAATGAGAAAGGGTCAACCACGTCACAGTCAGGTAAATCATCATCATTAAAATGAACCTTCATAATACCATTACCATACACAAGAAAATCACTCAACCATTCAGGAATAAGATTTACCATATCTCTCAATTCCCACAAATCATCAAGCTGCTGCTGCATTACATTGGCAATCTCTGTATCCTCATCACTCGCTGAAGAGGGCAAGATGTCAATTTTGGGCGGGCGGGCGGCTAAAATAGGAATCATGGTGTCAATTGCAGATGCAATTAAGTCCATAGTTATCTGATTCTGATTCGATGGCATACCCGGTTGCTGCCAGTGCTTACCATGATAAAGCTCTTCAGATTCTCTCCAGACTCTGTGAGTGTTGCGCTTTGATTCATTTGCAATATTAAAAAATGTTTCAACGCGAGAGATTAACTTATCCTCACCCTTTTTTGGTTTATATACACCTTTTACCATAGCTTAAATCCTTTAATTTTTTAAACAGTGTGTGTTGAACTCTTTATTGCACTGGATATTTATATACATATCCATAATGTATGATTGAGCTTCATATGTTTCACAGTCAGTTAAAAACATTTCTGCCATTTCTTCCTTCTGCACATCATCAAGGTCTTCCCAATTAACATACCTTTCTTCTCTTAAATCATAGACTTTTATGCCATTATCCATACATCATCATCCATGCCTAATATTTCTAGTTCTTTTTCTATCCAGGTTTTTTTCTTTCTTAACTGATGAGGCTTAAAGAAGTGCATCATGCCATACCGTAAGGCATCAACAGCATGGTCTTCACCGTGCGTGTCTAAATCCTCAACCCTGTTTTTATCATATACCTGGATTGGGAATGTCCTGATAAGATTATGACAATTTTCAAATATATACAGCTTTGGTTTCCTTGCTAAATCTTCCATGGGGCCTTCCCAGTCAAGATACTCCCGTAAAGCACTCCAGCCACTTAATCTGTCATTGTTCGCTTTAATTACAGGGATTCCGCTCATTGCCATTATATCCGCTATACCCCTATGGGAAGAAGTAACTGAATCTCTCTTGTTCGTTACTGGGTTCCTAATCCACATAGAGGGGTCACCAACAGTCGCGTTGTAGTCCTCGTTCCCACTTAATTCTATAATCTGTTCAATATGGTGCGGAAGCTCCTTGCCCGGCTCATAGTGTTCCCTATACACAAATACATTCCCATCATAATCAACAGCCATCCATAAACACGCAAATGGGGCACGGAAACCATAATCTATAGCCCTATAGAGAGCATAAGTCTCTGGAATCTCAAATGGCTCAATTACATGAACATCGCGTCGGAATTTCTTAAAAAATTGGCCAGCGAAAACATCCCAGTCACCATCTCTCCATGCACGCCTTAATTCTTCCGGCAATCCATCAAGAAAGTGAATGTAATCAGGGTCGCGGTCAATCAGCGTAGGGTTATCTGTAATCTTCGCAGGAATAAAAATACGCGTTCTTTTTGTAACGCTATCAACATATGTCTTTTCACGGGCAGCATCTACCCACCTTTCCTTAACCCATTGATGCCCTGGCCCACCTGGGTTAGTCGTAGCAAAAACTTGCGCCGGTAAACCAATTGTGCTCCTACAGCTCGAAACTAGTTTTAAGTACTGCTCCTCTTTAGGGATTTGAGTCAATTCCTCTATTAATTCTTTTTGATATTCATGCCCCTGGTACTTCTCATAAGCATTCTCATCCTTCAAGTGGCCAGTTCTAATCTTTGCACCACTGGGAAATCGAAACTCTGCAGGGTTACCAACAACCTCAACGCCCAAAGGAAGATAAAAATGGCGCGCCCTATCAACCCAATCTCGTAAATCTTCTACATTCCTGCGCACAACAAGAGCCCGGTACTGCGGATGGCTAACATAATCAGGCTCAATTAACCACGCCAAACCCGCTTCAGTCTTACCACCACCACGGGCACCACCATACAATACCTCAAATTCACTCCTTTGAAGAGCTTCGGTCTGGGGGCCAATATGGGGCTTCCAGGCTATGCGCTGTATTTCTTGTGTGTTTTCATGTGTCATAAAAAAAGCTCGCCCTAGGTACCAAATTTCAACGCATTCATAAGTTCATGCATGTGTTTTTCAATATCTGTGGTATTAAAAGTCAGGTTTATTATTTTTTTATTTTTGGAAAACGTGTTTTTCAAAGTTAAGTACCTATAGAATTTTCGCTATACATATATAAGTGTTCATTTGTTCATTTGAGAGGAGATATGAACATATAAACAGTCTGGACGGAAAGGGTTGCTCACAGGATGAGCGAAATAATAATGACTGTTCATGACATGGCATGCAGGTACTTCCCCTCGGCATGGGGTACCCCTAACACCGGCCAATATTAATCGATTAGCAGGCACAGATTTCATCATAATATGACACAATAATGACACATAACTACCCTTCCTCCTCTGTAAAGTGGGGGTTATCAACCCTCACCTCATCAATATCAATAGGCTTCTTTGTAGGCAGTACAATGACACCTAGCTGATTAATCTGCTCACCTCTCATCTCTATAGCCTTCAGTGATGGCATGGCCTTATCCATTACCTTCAAGAGCACTGGCTGGTAGTTCTTATTCCCCTCGCCCTCTCCTAAAATCCTTGTAACTTCACTTATTACGAGAGTTTTGACGTCATCACTCAATACAGTTAAAGTAGATTTAGGCCGTCCGGCGGGATTAAGGGCCTTTGAACCCTTCATCAATCGGCCAGCCGAATCTCGGAGCACAGCAGGCGCTGTTTTACTGCTTTCTTTTAGTGGATTAACTGGATTATTAATTACTGTTGACTTATCGCTCACATTATTATCAATTATTGCAAATTCCATGGGCAATATTACCATAGTATTCTAGTCAGTCAAATGTATCTTTGACAACATTTAATTAATTAATCACTTGACACCATTGGTTAACATGGTTTACATTGGCACTAGAATATGAGACACTTAACAACAGAAAGGATAAATCATGAAACACACAAAAGGTAAATGGACTTGGATGGCGGATGAACATTCCGTGCCAAGTATATATAAGTCTGACGATTTAACATTTAGGATTGCAAAACTTTGGGGAAACACCCCTAAAGACCGTCAAATCGCAGACCTAATCGCATCAGCACCTGAAATGCTTGAATTGCTGAAAAAATGTTACGCTGGAGAAATAGAAGAACCTTACAACAATGATGAATTAAACGCTTTTATCTCCAAAGTAGAAGAAAGGAAATCATA